TTCCCATGATTCTCTCCTCACATCACCTGAATTTGACGGCCTGCGCCGGTGAACTTCTCTTCCACTGAAACCGCATCGAACGCCACTCGCGGCGCTGGTTTGGACGCCTGTTGCGCCAGATTGAAGAGCGCCCGCAGAGCCGGAACGCCGGTAACGCCCGCCCGGTCAACCTTCATCTGGTCGAGCGCGAAGCCGTAGATGCCTTCCGCTGAATCCTGGGCCAGCACATCGCCCACGACCGTGCGGACAGAGCGGCGGGCTTCGTCGGCGGCGCGAAGGTCAGCCTTGAACTCATCCATTGCCTTTTTCATGCCATCCTCGGCGCTGCAATCCTTGGCTTTCTTATCTTTGGCGCGTTTTTCCATGCGTTCCTTGCGCTCTTCCTCGGACTCCTCTTCGGAATCGTCAGCGCGGCGCTTTTCACGCTCGTAACGCTTCTTCTTCTCTTCGAGGGTTTCCTCTTCGCCGTCCTTGGCCTTGTGATCCGACTCGCCCTCTTCTTCCTTCGCCCACTCCTCGAAAGACAAGTCCTTGGCCGTCTTTCCGTCTTTGGCCTTCTTGTCAGAGGCTTTGCGCAAACTGGCAGGCATCGAATCATCGCCTGGATCGTCAGCGCTGCCATCCTTGCGCATTTGTGCCCACATTGCTTTCTCTTCGCCTGTCTGAGCATCACGCGCAATGCGGTCCTTGGCCTTCGGACGCTCTTCAGTGGCCTCTTCAACAGCGTCCATTGCCAGACGGGTAGGTTCAATGCGAAGAGCCGCATCCATAGCCAGCAATTTAGGTTCGAGCGCCCGCAGGTCGCACTGTTTGCGCGTCAGGCCAATCACGAGAGGCTTCAATGCCGCGTCTGCCGCCAGCTTCGGGGAAGCCGCGCAGAGGATTGCGTAAAGAGCTTTGCCGAATTTCGTTTCCATCTTCTTCTCCAATTCGTTGTCCGCCGCCATCACATCCGATCCGGCGCGGCCTGATTTAACCAACGCAACATGATTGCCCTGAATATCGCGCATCACCCCGTCGTACCGCTGCCCTTCGTACATCCCCGGCGTCATGTCCGCCCGGTAGCGATACGAGGATGAAAGTTCCCGCACGGTGTCCGTCTCCACTCCGGCGATTGCTTCCACATCCCAAATGCAAAGGTCCGCAATCAGATACGGAGCTTGAAACTCCACATCCGAGCCGATGGTTCCCGCGATACTCTCCTGTTTGGGATCGTCCGCGCTGACCGGCGTGTGAACGAACATCAACTGATTGCGAGCGAAGGACGAAGCTGCTTTGGCAAGTTCTCCCGGATCGCGCAGCAGGTAGTACACCCGCTCTGGCTCCAGGCCCAACTTGTCCGCGTCTGGAATCTCGCGTCCGTAATAGGGATTGACCGTCGCCTTGGAAATCGGCGTCCGCAGAATATGCAGGCGTCCGTCCGCGTCGTATCGCCGGTTTAGCAATTTCGAGTCGCAAGCGATCTCCATAGCTGTCTCGATTTCGAGAATTGCACTATGAAAACGTGAACGCAATACCCCACTTGACAAAAGAAAGGCATTTGCCTATACTGAGCATGGAGGGTAAAATCATGAACATATCGGAAGAGGAAGTTGATTCTTTTGCCAAAAAGGTTATCGGGAAAAATCCTTTTGATGCAATCGCGACAATTTACGGAATTCAAAGGACTCCTGGAACTCCGGAGAAAGATGAGGAGTCCGATCAAGATTTACTGATCCGCCACGATGAATCGCGCACTGACGAAAAACTACGCCAGATGATTGCGGCGGCGGACGCGGAAGCGGACGGTGATGACGGCAGAGAGCCTGGCGACACTAGAGACGAGGAATCTCTGGAAGATCACCAGATTCAAGGACTCGGAGCCTTTCGGGACGTGTTCGACGCGGATGGTGAGCAATGATTTACCCGTGCTCTCACACATCGGATTGGTGGAAACGGCACGTTCCATGCGTCTGTTGCGGCGCGACTTACTCTGACGAGGAAGCGGATCAAATCGCGGATAATCCAGTGAATCGTCACTTCACGCCGGAACAGCAAGCCATCATCGACAGCATTTACTGGAATCATCGTGAAGAGGAGAAGTAATGACCCGCTTCCCCTTATGCCGCCGTGGTCACAAATTGAAAACCGGCAAGGATGGACGCCAACGCTGCCCTATTTGCCAGTCCAGGTATCTGCGGGATTGGCGGGCGTCCAAGGCAGCACAGACCGACCTTGGCAGCGACACCCAATCAACTCGCTAGGAAATATCCACTTCTGTACCGCCGAATCCCACATCCCTTTACTGATCAGATACCTCTTTCCGTTCATGGCGACGTGCGTGGGCCTGGGAGTCTTTCCCGCATGGGAGTGGAGCCAGATGCCCTCAGTGATTCCCAACTCGGTCTGACGCGCCCGAAGCACTACCGCGTTCGCCTTGTTTGCCTGGTCTCTACTTATCAGCACAGCCCGATTCGCGGCCACGTGGTAACGCGCCCGAATATCCGCCGCCATTGACTTGAGATCGCGCCCCGCCGCATAGTTGCGCATCACGATACCCTCAACCTCTTGCAAATACTGAGAGGGTATCGACTTGATTAACCCCACATTCTCCGCCAGAGACGCCTCAAACGCATCGCGCATGGCCGTGGTCATGGTGAACTCGATAGACCAACCGGCCTCGCGTAGAGCCATACGCATAGCCGCGCTGGTGCCCCTGAATTGGTTCTTGAGGAACGACGCGGCAACCTTGGGAGCCATGTCGTCAAACTTGCCCTGCCAGCGTTCCGCCAGCTTTCTAAACTCGAACTGCATCTGCTCTGCGGGAGTTGAGTCGGACGCCAATACCGGCGGCGCCGCCCTGCGCTGGGCCTGGAGCCAATACTCCACAGAATCGGCCATCTCCCGAATGATAGCGGTCATGCGTCGCTGATACCGCTGCCGGATACCGGCATTGGGCCAGATCGCGCGAATTGCCTTTACTTTGCTGGCTTGCATGGCTCACTCTTCGGCGGTAGGCTGAGCATGGGGCGTGTCGCTTTGACGAGCAGGTGAATGTCCACCACTTCTAGTTTCGTCAGCGGCCTTGGCTTGCGCAAAATGAATGTATCGTTGCTCATGCTGTTCCCCTTTGAATGTGATATACATTTTCCCATTTATCGAGGTCTCTTTGTGCTTCTTTCAGGTTCCTTTGAGCTTGGTAATGAGTTGCTTCCCATAGAGGGTCTTTACCCTCAAGGGACTTCGCCTTAGCTACCTCTTTTTCGTAATGAGCCACATTGCTTTGGGCTTTCATTAAAGGAGCGTACCGAACAAGCGCGTTATCGATAACGCCAATGGGTTCTATATCTGTAATAGACTCATATCCATCACTGTCAGTTCCTGTCTGCTTGGCTTTGTAAATCCAGAGCTTTTGTTCTTTTCCTTTTACGGGGGGGCGATGACCATATTCCGCCAATCGGCTGAGAAGTTCTCCGTCAGTTTTGTTAAGCCATTCAGGGTCTATCTTGACGGCAGATAGTCCATTGTGAAAAGTATGCGTCTGGTAATCCATCGAACGACCTTGTTTTCTATCGTATGAAGGACCAGAGGACGATCTTACAAAAATATCTTCGCCTTTATGTGATTCAATCAAATCTCTTAATTGCGCGACGTTCTTCTTTTTCGGAACTGAAGAGTCTTTAAGCACGGAAGTGCTTGTCTCTCCTCCTGTCTTATCGGTAAATTCTCCACCTTCATCACGCGGATGCTCACTCTCCACAAATTCCGCGTCGTATCCCAAAGCCGAGTCTGTCCCCCTCCCAAGTTGCGCCTGCTCCTCCGCTTCGTCCTTCGGATCAAAGCCCAACAATGCGATCACGTCCTCTGGTGTTTCTTCGAGTTCCTCATCGTTATCCGGTTCATCATTATCGGGTTCTTTGCGCCAATCGATAGGCTCACTATCCGCTTTTCCGAAATGCACATCAGGAAGCATAGGCCGCTCTCCATTCTCCGAACACAACAGGATTGATGTAGCTCTGTAGAGCAACAGTTGGCGTATTGCCTAGTTTGCTCGACACACGCTTTGCAACTTCCATGACCGACTTACGATAAGACTTTTCATCTTTAGGTTTTGGAAGCGATTGAACTTCTGAAGATGCTATTTCATTGGCTAGGTAGGTACGAAAATCCTTTGTTTTGTAGCCACCATGGTCTAGATGATGCACGAAATCCAGAAGCGTATTATCACGCACCTTATCGAACAAGCGTCCTGTATCTCCGGCCCTACTTGCCCTTTCTCGAAGATTTGCTGCAAGCCTACGGTCTGTAACGGGAAGGTCAATATGCACTCCGTCTTTTCCCGTGAAAACAAGTCTTGTATCGTCTCCGTTAACCATGACATGACGCCCTTCAAGAGTAGTTGCACCATAGCCTTTTTCTTTTGCCTTGGTATCCGTATCGCTTCCCGGACGTATTCCCATTTCCAATATCAATCGGGTGCAATCAGCATGGTCTCTCGTATTTGTATCGTCGCTACGCTCTTTTTCTTGCAACTGCGACTCAATCAATGGCCTATCTTTTCTCAATGATTCAATACGAGCAAACTTATTGGCTGATTGCGATTGTTTAAATTCCTCTGAATACACATATTGCGGCCTTCCTTTTGAATCTTTTCCGATAGCCAAAAGGGATGCGTGTGGATCATCGCTAACACGCACATCTTTCCACGCGGGGGGTAGCTTGAGCGCAGATATATGAGCGGGCCATTCTGACCTAGAAGCGTAAGAAACAAGATGGGCAGACGCTTCTCCTTTTGTGGGCTTGCTTTGATGCTCTCCTGGTTTATCTCCAAACCTTCCGTCAGGTGCGCGAGGATGCTCGCTCTCCACAAAATCAGCGTCTATGCCCAGTGCGGAATCTGTGGCCCTTCCGAGATTTGCCCCAAGTTCCGCCTCATCTGGTAGTGGAATCTCTTTCGTTACATCAATTCCTTGATACCCCGACTCTGGGTCACGTGCAATTCTTTCCCGTTCCTCTTGCGCGTCGATCACCCCGCGGTCAATCAAGTTCCCGGCTCGGATACTGTCGTTGACGCGGATGGTCGATTCCTGCTCCTCGGTCATTTCGTAGAGCGGTACAAATTCAAACGTGATCTCAGGGTCAATCTCCCCGTACATCGACATTTGGACGATCTTGAACATCTTGTCTATCGGGCTGCGCCAGTGTGCCTCTTGCTGGGCGTGGATGTAGTCATACCAGATACGGACTTCGCCCTCGGCCACGTTGCCGAATCCCGATGGAGTGATGCCTGTCAGAACGGTTGCAGGTTCCCGCGATACCACGCAAAGCTGCTCAAGCGCCTGTGACTGGAGTTCATGCAACCCACCCAAGGGAACGGCAATCTGCTCAAGCTCTTCGCGGTCCTTGTCCAGCACCATGACACCCTTATTGCTGCGCGTGGCTGAGAACAGCTTGATTCGAGCAAACAGGTTTGAGCCATCGTCCCCGCCGGTAAGCACCTGGTCCATAGCCGTCTTGAGCACAAGGACAGAGAAGTTGTTGATGAGGTCCGAGACGCTCTGCCGGGTCCGCAGCCAATTATTGACGTATGGCTCCGCAAGCTGTGAAAGGCTCATCCCGGAGAAGTTGAACGCGGGCTTGAAGATGTCGGGCACTTCGCGGGTGACAATGACAATTAGCCGCGATGCGTCCCAATGCTCACCCATTACCCACCAGCTATCCGGCCTGTAGAAGTTTGGGCTGGAGGGCGTCAGCGAGTTGTACATCAGCGGGGTTGTCCAGATCGGATCGACGTTCTTGAATCCAATCAGGCTGTCTTTCTTGACCGTGCGCGGGTCGATGATGAGCGGAGTCTTTAGGTCCGCTCCCTTGATGTTGATGAGAATTTGCCCCGTTCCGTAGAATGCATCATGCTCCGCCGCCTTGCGGATAATGCCCTGGATTCCAAGCGCAGTGAACGCCTGCTCAATCTCGGTAATCTTCGTCTTGGTCGATTCATCCTCGGTGTCTGTACTGTTGAATTTAATCCACTTGCGCGTCAGTTCCGTGGCCAGCGCCGTAGCCATGTTGAGGTATTCCGAGCGCAGCGCCAAGAGCATTAGGTACGGATAGCCGGGGAAGCCTTCGATGTTGCTGTATGCATAGAGTTGTGAGCCGAACTGAGGCCCAGCGTCCATTGCCAGCCGCGCGCACTCATAGGCCGGCTCGGAGTCCATTGCCACTTGAGCCGTGACCCCGTGCGGCACTACACCCTTCGGTATCACGGGGATGCGGATGGGGTAATGGACGCGATCTACTGGTTCCTCAAGCGCAAGACGAATCGCAGACGCGCTGATTCGCTGCGTTGCAAGTTCGTTACCTTTGCGTTTCCTCTCGCGGTAACGGCGAACACGATCACTGCTGCTTGCAGGCGATTCGGTTGGCTTCTGGTTTCCCATTAGAGGCACACTCCGTAACGATTATGCACCATTTCGCGCATCTCGTCACGAAGGAAATAGCCATCAGCGAAGAAATCACCTAAGCGTGTCCATCCGTTACGGTAGTCGAAACGCTGCGTTCCCTGCCAGTCTGGGAAGCTGCTGCGAAGGCCATCCACGAGGCGCAGCTGGCTCTTCCTGTACATCACCGGCGTCTGCTCTGCCTGCATATCCTCTTCGCTTCGACGCTCTCTCATCACGCCCTCATTGCCGCCGCGATTGCTGCATCGCTGACCAGAAGCGATGATGTGACCGGCGAAGCAAACGCCATGACAAACGCATCCGCCAGGTTAGGCGACGGCACAGAGCCGCCAATCCGAGTAGACTTTGCGAGGTCTTCTTTGCTCTCCACCTTCACCCTGCCATTGCGGTCAAAATCGCGCTTGGGTGTGGAGAGTTCCGTTTTCAGCTTCTCGAGATGCGGCATATCGCTGGAAATGCTGATTAGCTCGTCATCTTTGAACTTCTCGCCCCGGTTGATTGCGTTGTAGGTATTACGGAATCGGTCAGCAATACCCCACCATGTCTGTGCTTTTAGGTTAGCGAAGAAGTCCTTGTTCTTGATTCTGTCCTGCCGGTCGCTGACGTAGTATTCTTCCGGGCGCTCGACTGCGGCGCCGGCGTTGAACTTGGCATACTTGCGCCGGAGATGCTTGTCCCGTACCTGGTTCAATTCATCGAACTTAGCTCCACATGATGCCCCGACGCCGATGGAGTCGTACCGAATCTCCGCCTGCCGCTCGGACGCCGCAGCGTAGGTCCGCATACAAGACTTGAGCAGTTCATCCTCACGCGCCCGCCACTCGTCTGACCAGAGGGCCACGCTGCCATGCGAGTAGACGTTCGCGCAGGCGTCCTCTCCATCGTCGGCAACATCGAACCCGATGGTGTGCTTGCCTGTAGCCTCAAAGCCCAGTTTGAGATGCGCATCAATGGATGCCTCAATCCAACTGCGCTTGATGACTGCTCCCTCGGCATCCTGCTTAGGGTTGCCCATGTAGATGTGCTGGTAGTCTTCCTCGGATTCTGCTCTACATCGAGCGATGATCTTTTTCGCCGTCTCAGATAGAAATGGGTTTTCCTCAAAGTTGATCTTGCGGACGACGTAGCCCGTAGGAGGGTTGACCACAAATCGCTGATATGCGAAGTCGGTCGCATACTGGGGGTTGAAGATGAGCCAGACTTCAGAGCCATCCTTGCGGTTGATCGTTGCCTCAAGCACATCCCACTGCTCTTTGGTGAGAAACTGAGCCTCCTCTATCCATGTTATGTCTATGTCTTCTAATGACTTGATTTCTTGCAGATTGCGCGCTAATCCGTAGAAGATGAACTCTGAACCTGTTTGCTTGTGAGCGATCCGGTTATCAGTTACATCGAACTCTCCCCTCCAGCCGAAGCGATCCATCTGGAGCTTGAGCAGCGTATACACCGACTCGGCAATTTTGTTTTGAAACTGCCGAGCACACAGAAATCGCAATCGCCCGGTCTTAGCCATGAGCAGCGCATTGCCAGCCGCGTCGGTTGATTTAGAACTGATGCGGCCACCGTACAACACCCTTCCAATAGCCTCAGCACTCCAAAAAGGAGCCAGGACTGGATTAAGTTTGGGGACTTCGACTATCGCGCTCATTTCGATGGCCTACACATTCCGCAAGAGCAATTGGGCGCATGGGCGGGTCTGGTGGTTCCGGTTGGACTCGAACTAACGACAAGCGGCTTATGAGGCCGACGCTCTACCGGCTGAGCTACAGAACCACTATCCCACTTGCGAGACCGGCACTCCCGATTGCGGCAGTGAGTTGGCTTCGGGCGGTCAGCAAATTTTAGCCACTGATACCCGCACACGTCACACTGCCAAACCTTTGCCACGCTATCGCCCATGTGTACATTGTACACGTTCATCTATTCCTTGCCGTACAGGGCATCTCGTACAGCTTTCATGCCGCGAATCTCATGCACGATTGGCCCTTCATCCGGCCCGGAGATAGGCTGCGTGATCTTGCCCTCTACCCTATCTGCAACCTCTGCCGCCGCCCGCACTTTGCCCTTCACGGCCTCGCGCACCAGCGACATGGCGATTACCTGTGCGTATGTGGTGGATTTGTCTAGCTTTAATTGCCGCGCCATATCGGAAGGGATGGGCTTATCAAGCAGGGCGGCGTATGCGTCTGTGAGGGGCTTGCGCTTGGGACGGCCTGACATATTGCCTGATTCCCCAGGTTTCCACTTCCGCGCCTCCATCTCAGGCGTCAGCTTTGGTACGTAAGGCGTGTTTCCTTGCGTGTTTG